GGCAAAGAATATGAAGTAACTGCTCGCGATACATCAGACGACACAATTACAATTCGTGAACTAGATAATCCAAACGGAACGGGATTGGTTGCATCTCTTGCTGACAATTCTTTTATTCGTCGTCGTTGGAAGTTTTATGATTTGTTTGATACAGCACCAGGCACTTCGCAATGGTCTACTCAAGAAGGTCGTGGAACAGGCGATGAAATGCATATTGTTGTATATGACACAACAGGTAAACTTTCAGGTTATTCCGAAAGTGTTGCTGGTCAAAGAACTCTTGCAGTTTTAGAAACATATAGTGCACTTTCTAAAAATCCAAAAGCTAGAACAGCTCAAGGTGGAACAAATTATTATGCTGATGTGATTTATACACAATCTGCAAATATCTACTGGATGGATCATCTAGGCGCTGGTACTAACTGGGGTAATGATTTAGACCTTAGTAATGATGTCGTGTTAAACGGAACTGATGCAACTGGATCAGATGAAGGTTCAAGCGTTATTGACGAAACGGATGGTGATAGTATCATTCAGGATTCTGGTTCTGGTGCAGGTGTGTATACTTTAGTTGATACACCAACGATTGATGGTTTGACTGGAGGAACAGACGATTATTCAGTTACTCTCGGTGAGAAACGTACTGCATATGACTTGTTTGCAAATGCAGAACTCCATGATATTAACTTTATTCTTGGTGGTCCTTCAGTAACAATTACTGGAAGTTCATTTGGTACTTCTGGTGATGAGTTTGACACACATGGCACAATGATTACAGATATTTGTGAACTTCGTAAAGATTGTGTTGGTTTTATCTCTCCAGCTAGACAATCAGTTGTCAATGTTCAGAGTTCAAACACACAAACAGTAAACGTTAAAAATTCTTTTGACACTTTACCTTCGTCTTCATATGTTGTATATGATAGCGGTTACAAATACATGTATGACAAATACAATGATGTTTTCCGTTTTGTTCCTTTGAACGGTGATATTGCCGGACTTTGTGCAAATACAGATAGAGTTGCTGATCCGTGGTTCTCTCCTGGCGGTTATAATCGTGGTAATGTTCGTGGTGCAATTAAAGTTGCTTATAACCCAATGCAATCTGAAAGAGATATTCTTTATAAGGCTCGGATTAATCCTGTTGTTGATTTTCCTGGCCAGGGTGTGGTTCTGTTTGGTGATAAAACTGCCCAAACCAAACCAAGTGCTTTTGATAGAATCAACGTGCGTAGATTGTTCCTTGTTCTTGAAAAAGCAATTGCGACAGCTGCTAAGTTTACACTCTTCGAATTCAACGATGAGTTTACACGAGCGCAGTTCCGTAATTTAGTAGAACCTTTTTTGCGAGATGTTCAGGGTCGTAGAGGTATCACTGATTTTACAGTGGTCTGCGATGGCACTAACAACACAGGTGAAGTTATTGACAGGAATGAATTTATTGCTGACATCTACATTAAACCTGCTCGTTCAATTAACTTTATCAGTCTTAACTTTGTTGCTGTACGAACTGGTGTTTCGTTCAGTGAAGTTATTGGCAGATTCTAATAAGGAGCAACGAAAATGGTTGGAACATTAGACGAATTTAGATCGCAACTAATTGGTGGCGGTGCAAGAGCAAACCAGTTTCGGGTTGAAATTAACAATCCTCCAGCTGGTTCTGTTGGACTTGATACCAGAAATGCTGCATTTTTATGCACATCAGCACAGCTGCCTGGAATGACAGTTGAAGAAATCGCAGTACCGTTTCGTGGTAGAAGTATCTATATCGCGGGTGATAGAACTTTTGAAGAATGGACTGTTACATTTTATAATGACACAAACTTTGCAATTAGAAATGCAATGGAAAGGTGGAATAATAGTTTGAATCATCTTGTTACGGGACAAGGACTTACTAATCATGATGATTATACTGCTGACCTTAAAGTTTCACAACTTGACAGGGATGATAGATTGTTGAAAACATATACTTTTGTTAATGCGTTTCCATTAAGTGTAAGTGCAATTGCTTTGACTGCTGGTGGGTCAGCTGAGATTGAAACTTTTGATGTTACATTTAGATATCAACATTTTGTCACAGATGGTGTAATCGCAGATGCACCTTCTGGTCCGTTTTAGTATATAACTATATAATCTCAACTACCTAAATAGTAGTAAGGAGATATTATGGCAGAACTTTTCGGATTTAGCATTACTCGTAAACAGGATAAGGACAGTGGAGATAGTTTCACTGTCCCGACTCCTGACGACGGTAGCACAGAGGTTGCTGGCGGCGGTTTCTTTTCTTCTGTTCTTAATACGGATGGGAATGAAAGAACAGAGCTTGAGTTAGTAAGACGTTATAGAGAAATCGCACAACAACCAGAATGCGATAGTGCTATTGAAGATATAGTTAACGAGGCAATCACTTCAGATGAAATGTCTCAATCTGTTATGGTTACTCTTGATAGGTTACCATACCCAAACAAAATTAAAAAAATTATTCGCGAAGAATTTGATAATGTTCTTTCTCTTATGGAATTTGAAGAAAAAGGACATGATATTTTCAGACGTTGGTATGTTGATGGTAAAATTTACTTTCATAAAGTTATTGATAATAAAAATCCCAAAAAGGGAGTAATTGCTCTTAGATATATTGATGCAACTAAAATCAAAAAAATCAGAGAAGTTAAGAAAGAAAAAGATGTATCTACTGGCGTAGAAATGATTAAAAAAATTGAAGAATATTATATCTATAATGAAAAAGGATTAGAACACGCTGGATATGATGGTTCAAGACAGGGAATTAGAATTGCTGGTGATGCTATAACATATGTTCCTTCTGGTGTAATAGACCAAAATAGTGGTAGAGTTTTATCTTATTTACATAAAGTAATTAAGCCTGTTAATCAATTAAGAATGATTGAAGATGCATTGGTTATCTATCGCATTTCAAGAGCACCTGAACGTAGAATTTTTTATATTGATGTTGGTAATCTACCAAAGGTCAAAGCAGAACAATATCTTAAAGATGTGATGAATCGTTATCGTAATAAATTGGTGTATGATGCATCAACTGGTGAAATTCGTGACGATAGAAATCATATGAGTATGTTGGAAGATTTTTGGCTCCCACGCAGAGAAGGTGGTAGAGGAACAGAAATCACAACATTGCCAGGCGGTTCGAATCTTGGTGAGATTGATGATATTCAATATTTTCAGAAAAAACTTTATCGTTCATTGAATGTTCCAATTTCTAGACTTGAATCTGAATCAAATTTTAGTATTGGAAGAAGCACAGATATAACAAGAGATGAATTGAAATTTACAAAATTCATTCAGAAACTAAGAAAGAAATTTGTTCATATATTTACCGATGTTCTAAAAACACAATTGTTGTTGAAAGGAATTGTTTCTTTGGACGATTGGGATGTGATGAAAGAACATATCCAATATGATTTCTTAAAAGATGGACATTTTTCAGAGCTGAAAGATGCAGAACTATTAAATGACCGTATTACTTCACTACAAAATATAGAATCATATATTGGAACATTCTTCAGTAAAGAATATGTTCTAAAACATGTATTGCGTATGAACGATGGTGAAATAGAAGAAATGCGCGACCAAATTGCAACTGAAGCAGAAAAAGATCCAATGGATGGTGGTGTTCCGAATAATGGTGGTGATGGTGTTACTAGATATCCGGCAGATGCCACTGGTATGGCAGTTGATCCAGAAATGAGTGCTGCTGATAGAGCATCACTTGCATTGGGTATTGACCCAAATGCTGAAGAAGGAGAAAATAATGACAAGTAAAGAATTTGTAAATATGGCAGTGGATGGTAATAATATTGAAATGGACAATGCATTTAAAGATGCGATTTCTGATAAAATTACTAATGCCTTAGATACTAGAAGAAAAGAAATTGCAGCATCATTTGTAAACACTAAAAGTGTGGAGACGGAGCAAGAGTAGTGGCGGAGTTTCAATTGATAGTTAATGGAATATTGGAAACATATACTAAATATGAAGATATCCCAGAAACTTTTGATAATGTAATTAAATTTATACCTGATGTTCCAGAACCAGAAGGTGAGAATGGAAATCACACAGATGAGCAACACGTAGAGATGGCAAAGTGGAACGGCAGATTACAATCACTAATGGAGAAAGAACGTGCCCGCAGCAACTAGAGGACCAACGTCTCAAGCAACTACATTTGATTCTAATCTTGCAACATATGATTCAACAATTATAACCTTTGATGCTGTATAATCATTATAAATAATAAGGAATGAGGAATCAATAAATGGCATATCAAGCAATAGGAATAGGTGCAGGCTCCAACGATGGTAGCGGTGATACATTAAGAGCAGGAGCAACGAAGCTCAATGCTAATTTTGTAGAATTGTATGATGTCCTTGGAGGAAGCGGGGCAACTAGCCTAAGTAGTGGTATTAGTGCATCATCTACTGTTATATCATTGTCTGCTCCTAATATTAGTGGTGTTGTTACTGGTACACAAACTTCTGCTACTATTACTACACTTGCAACCACAACAGTTAATGGAACTACCCTTAAAGGTGGAACTCTTATATTAGCTGCTGGTTCTATCACAGATACTTCTGGTGCGATTAGTTTTGGTAATGAAAATATTAGCACTACTGGTACTGCAACGCTTGCAACTGTAGATATTAATGCTGGTGCTATTGATGGAACAGTAATTGGTGCTAACTCGGCAGCGGCTGGCACTTTTACAGCTATAGTAGGAACTTCTTTTTCTATTGGGGGATTGACAGTAGCTGCTGGTTCTCTCACAGATAGTTCTGGTGCGATTAGTTTTGGCAACGAAAACCTTACTACTACTGGTAACGTTACTGTTAGTGGTACTGCAACGCTTGCAACTGTAGATATTAATGCTGGTGCAATTGATGGAACAACAATTGGTGGTCCTAGTGCCGCGGCTGGTACTTTTACTTCTTTGGTACTTGGTACAAATGGAACAATTGTTCTTGAAGGGTCATCTGCTGATGCGCATGAAACAACAATTACTGTGGTAGACCCAACATCAGACCAAACAGTTACAATTCCAAATGAAACTGGAACTTTTGTAACTACAGGTTCTACCAATAATGTTACAGGAAATATGTTGAAAGATGATTCAACTCTTCTTATCAAAAATTCTGGTGGTACTACTTTAAAAACAGTTATTGGCGCTGGTAGCGCAACATAAATATATAAAATAGGAAAGTATAAATGGCAGCTATTATCACAGAAAAATTTAGACTTCATAATGCCGACCAATTCGAAGAGTCGTTCACTGAATCGTCTAATAATACATATTATCTTTTTATAGGTAAGAATACCCCATACACTTCTGGAACAACTGGTGGTTCTGATTCATCAC